TCCAAGTCGACGATGAGGAATTAACTCCCCTCACCGTGCGACTAGCTGGAGAGCCCACATTTTCAAAGAAGCATGACTTCAGTGACAATTTCCCAGATTTCGACAACATTGATGTGATCCCAACTTACACCCCGGTGTACACACACACTCAATATGATCGAGAGTTTTACACAACGGGACTGGCACTGCTGGGTGAGAACCTACCTCAGAACCTATTGCTTAACATCAGGAATTCTCTGGTAAGGATGAAAGAAGTGGCCCAAGACTACTTCTTTGGAAACGGTTCCACTGCCGGCCAACTCGGAAGACATAAGGCTTGCATGGCAGTGAGGGAAGAGATTAGAACTTGGGTCCGAGATGGTGAAACAAAACTCCTGGAACCAGGGGATTATCCACAATTCTTAGAATTGATGAACAAACGGTGCCCAATAAACAAAATTCCAGTAAAACTGGATGACAAACCAAGCATCTTGATTGATTTGTCAGCCGAAGACGACACACCATATTCAGCAATACAAGAATATGGCCAGTTCACTGACATCACTATGACAGCTGATGCCGGGATTGTGTGGTCCAAAGGAATTAGTTCCGTGTCAAGAGAGGAGGTGGCCCCACAGGATGTAGACATATCAGACCTAATGTACAATGCGTGCTCATCCCTGCTACCATCATTCAACGTCGACTCGAAAGGGTTGCGATCCTCTGACACCACCGAGTTCTCCACTTTATGGGACTGGGCGAAACTCATGAAAATGAAACCCAAATCAGAAGTCTACTCAGTTGCTGAATTTGAAACCAAAACAAGAAATATTTTTGTCACGAACTCTTGCTGTTTCGTGATGGCTCAAATGATCTTAAGACCCACACATCACAATGCCCCTAACGTCATGGATAGTGATGACATATGGTCAATGATCGGTTTCAACCCATTCAAAGGAGGGATGGATAGATTTGTGAAGAAGTTCCTACGGATGGGAACTGACTTCCGGGCGACATACGCAGACAATGTGTACTGCGGCGCCCTTGTGGATGGACAGATGTCACTGGTGTCTATGGACGGAACCAAGATGGAAGCGTCAATAACTAGACAAGAGGTGCAGATGGAAGCTACAAGGAGTGTCCAAGCGTTCGAGGCAGCCGACGAGGCCTGGACCTCATACGCAACACTTGTCATGCCCGAGATCACCGTCGGAGGAGTTGCAGTGCTTGGCAACCAAGAGATCTATATAGACTATATGGGGTCTGGATCTCTTGGAACAGCTTATTACAATAGTGTCAAGTCAATACGATTTCTAGACGCGCTTGATCAAATGAGTCAAGGGAAGATAACGATTAATGGAGGTGTTGTTAATCACGGAGAAGCAGCGATGAAGAAAACAGGGTGCATGTTCAAGGTTGAGACTCACACGAGATCTGAAGACTTGGAAAGGGATGAAGGTAATACTGAAATTGCGACGGATATCTTAGGTTGGAGCGTTGTCAGGAGTGACTTTCTGGGAATACCAGGAATGTACATACCTGTACTAGCCGAGGATCGCCTTTACAAATCATTAACCTTCTTCAAAACCGATCTTGAGAAGAAGAAAATTCAACCCGAAATACGACAAGGGATCAAATTGTTCAGACTGAGGGCTTTCTACATGATGGGTGCCTGGAGAGATCCAGGACTAGCAGAAATGATAAACGTCATGTGTGCAAAGATCATTAAGACCTCGGTTTCAATGATAGGGGAAGGGTGGACAGAGGAGATGGCAGGTTTGGCTAATTCACTCGGAATTAGGTTCATTCCTGACCTTGAAGCTACCTCAATATTCGCCCAAAGGTCAATCCCGACCCTATACGATGTGATACTGTTCACTCTAGGGGAAGAACCATCTAAAGTATTTCTTGAACATGTTGTGGTGAATTCACCAACCCCATGGGCCTATGCGCCCTGGGAACTGATTGAATCTACCCGGGCGGACCTCACGCTTAAGGGTATCAGTTTCCAAAAGACCAAACCAACTGGTGTTGTATTGGGACGAGTCAACACACAGACAGGGTTGTTCGAGGAGAAGATCAAGCCATTCAAGTATCTCAAGGAGAGAATGGACAAGAAGGACACAAAGAAACCTTCTTGGGGAGAATCTATGCTGGAACCAGA